TAAATGCAATCTGACGCAGCCCTAAAAGCCCCCTGAAAACGTTTTTTTAAACCGCTGCCGTCTGCATTTTTGGATATGCCCCAAATTTGCGATTTTAGGCGGGTCGGATGCCGAAGATAGGCAAACCCCCGTTAGAATCTCGAAAATCAATCTAACGCGATTCTAAAGCGGTTTTAAAGTGGGTATTTTCATATTTTACGCATGAGGATTTTCAAAGGCCGTCTGAAACCTGATATTCGGGTTTTAGGCGGCTTTTGCATTTGGATTGGGAAGTGAAATCCTGCCGTCCGTCTTTTTGAACTTGGCAAGGCAAAATGGAGCAATGGATACGAACAACACCCCCCTCAAAATCAAATTGTCCGCCGCGCTGCCGGTTGCCCTGGCGACCGGTGCCGACAAGGTGCGTACTTTTAAAGGCGTTGCCAATTCGGGCAAGCCCTTCTGCTACGGCAGTTATCAGACAGTCGTCGATTTAGCCCAGCTGTCGCACAAAGCGTCCGTCCCCGTCCTGTTGGAGCATTCCTCCGTCAAGATGGCGGGCGTGTGCAGCCTGTCGGTAACGGCGGACGGCCTGATTGCGGAAGGCAGCCTGTTGTCCAACGAGTTTGGCACGCAGATTGCCGAAGCCGCCGACCAAGGTTTCCCTTGGGAAATGTCGGTTTACGCGCAGGCGGAATCCTATGAGGAGCTGGCGGCGGGCGCGGTATTGTCCGTCAACGGCAACGAGGTAACCGGGCCGGCCGTCATCCTGCGCCGTTGTGCGATACGCGAGGTGTCGTTTACCGCCGTCGGTGTAGATGGCGAGACAGAGGCGGTGGTGTTGTCGGACGGCAGCCCCTTGCCGGATTTTTTTAAACAACCTTTGGAGTTATCTATGACACCCGAAGAAAAGAAAGCGTTTGACGACCTGAAAGCGGAAGTCGATACGCTCAAGGCTGAAAAAGCCGAAGCCGAGAAAAAGCTGAAAGAAGCCGAAGCGGCTGCCAAGAAAAACCAAGTCAAGGCGAAATTGTCCGCCGCCGGCTTTAAGGAAGGCGAAAACGGCAAGTTTGAAGGCTTGTCCGACGCTACCATGACCGTGCTTTTGTCTGCCGACATTGAAGCGGCAGAAGCCATGATTGCCGATCTGAAGCCGAAAGCCACCCAGTCTGCCGTACCCCCCGCACTGTTGAGTGAAGGCGCAGGCAAAGACGAATCCGAACACACCGGCGAGGCGGAGGGCAAGTTCTCCGTAGCCAGCCACAAAGGCTTATTGGGAGGCTCTTATGTCTAAAGCCAAAACCGAAATCTTAGGCCCTGCCATTTCCGACTTTTTGAAATATGAAGCGACGCCGTTAACACGTGTGGCTGTTGCTGCCGATGCCGGTACTAAAGCGGGTAGTTTTGTGACGTATCCGCTACGTAATAAAAAACTTGTTGCTTTAACAGATGAAGCTGATGGGAAAGTTATTGTTCAGCCTCTCAATTGCATCATTGAGTGTAAGGATATTTTTATCCAGGCTAAAGCTGCATTTCAGTCCGACGCGGTTATGAAAAAAGAAGGTGATGCGTATGGAATTGTTTACGTAAACCTGCTGAAATTCGGTGCATCTGATGCTTAATTATTTGAAATAAGGAAAAAATATGCCTTTATCTGACAACAGCAAATTTGGCGTGCAGGCTTTGACCACCGCCGTCAACAAAATCGACCCGGGCGCAAGCCAAATCCGCGAACTGGGTATTTTCGAACCCGAATATCTAACCACCACCTACGCCGACATTGAGTTCCAAGACGGCAAAGTCCACTTGGTAGCCAGCAAAGAGCGCGGTACGGCCGGCCAGGCGGTCGAAAGTCCGAAACGCACCGTGCGTACCGTCAAAATCCCACACCTGCCGATTCACGACGTCATCCGCGCCGATGACGTGCAAAACCTGCGTGCTTTCGGCACGACCCAAGCCGCGACCGTCATGGATAAGGTCAACGAAAAGCTGGCCGGCGGCAAATCCGACCTCGAATACACCCGCGAACACCTCATGCTCGGCGCGTTGCAAGGCAAGATTTTGGATGCGGACGGCAGCGTGATTTTGGACGTCAACACCGATTTCGGCGTTGCACGCAAAACGCAAAATATCGAATTGTCCAAAGACACGACCGAAGTCGGCTCGGTATTGGACAAGCTCTTGTCCGAGCAACGCCAAAAATTCGCCGGTGCGCAAGTGCGCGGCTGGGTGGTGTATTGCGGCATCGATTTCCTGAGCGCGCTCAAAAAGCATAAATCCATCTTCGAAGTGTACAAACGCTACGACGAGGCACGCGCCTACCGCGAAGGCGATACGCTCAATCCGACCGAGTTCGTCCACAAAGGCATCCGCTTTATCGAGTATGCCAACCATTTCGGCAGCGACGCCGACATCGGTGCGGACAAAGCCATTCTGCTGCCGGTTGGCCGCAATCTCTACAAAGAGTATTTCGCGCCTGCCGACATGAACGCCACCGTCAACACCCGCGCCCTGCCGTATTACGCCAGCCGCGAGAAATTGCAGCACGACAAAGGCTGGAGCCTGCACATGCAGTCCAACCCATTGCCGATTGCGCTGCGCCCCGAGTTGTTGGCAACGCTGACCATGTCTTAAACGGATTTCAGACGGCCTTTAAGGCAGTTTTAAAGGCCGTCTGAAAACGGAGGATGGCATGATTACCATTCAAGACATGATTACCCGCTTCGGCGAGCGGGAAATGGCGGAACGGTCGAACCATGAAAACTACGAAACGATAGACGAAGTGGTAATGGCGGCGGCAATCGCCGACGCGGAAGAAGAAGCGGCAAGCTACCTTCGGGCGGCGAAACTGTTTTTTACCAACGACACCGCGCCGCAGGTTTTGAAAATCAAAGTCTGCGACATCGCCCGCTACTACCTCTACGACGATGCGGTAACAGGTATTGTCGAAGAGCGTTATCAGTCGGCAATCGCTTGGTTGAAGATGGTCGTCAAAAATCCGAATATGCTGGACGAAAGCCGCGTATCGGATGACCGCAGACCGTCAACGTGTGCCGTTTATGTGAATGCCGAACCCGATTTGCGGGAATGGCTGAAGGAGTAGGCAATGCGGATTACGGTATCACACGACTTATCGCGCATCGCCCAAAGTCTGAACCGCCTGTCGGGCAGGTTGAACGGCAGCCTTGAAGAGCCTTTGCGCGCTATCGGCGGCATCCTCGAATCTTCGACCCGCCGTCGTATCGCCGAAACCAAAACCGCGCCTGACGGCAAACGCTGGCAGGATGTCAGCCCCGCTACGGCACAAGCCAAAAATGGACGCGGCGGGATTTTGGTGGACCACGGCAACCTCTTGGCAAGCATTACGCACGAGGCATCGGCAAAAAGCGTGATTACCGGCTCAATCATGGGCTACTCGGTTTATGTGCAGGAAGGCACGAAAACCATGCCTGCCCGCCCGTTTTTGGGCTTGTCTTCGCAAGATTATCAGGACATTGACGAATTGATGTCCGATTGGCTGGAAGGATTGATTGTCTGATATGGCTTTAAAACAGCATGAAAACTTATTGGCGATCTATCCCGAAATACTAGGTCGTCTGAAAACCGTCAAAGGCATTAAGGCGGTCAAGGAAATCGGCGAACTTGCCGAGCTGCTCGCCCAAGGCGCGGCGAAGCGCAAAGCCGCCCCGTTGGACGGCGCGGTCTATGTTGTTTTCGGCGGCTCGACCTTTGCCGACGAAGCGAAAAACGGCAAATTCCTCAAATCGACGCTGCACTTTACCTTCGTCCTCGCACGAAGCTATACCGCTAACGGCAAATCCACGCTGTACGAGGTCGGCGAGACCCTGACGGCAATCCAGCGTGCGTTTTCGGGCTGGGACGCGGGCGACGAATATGCCGTTACCCCCTTCCGCCGCATCGCCTCGCCATCCATCGAATACAACGACGGCTTTGCTTTTTACCCTATTTCATTCGCCTGCGACACCGTGCAGGCGGCAAACTAAAGGAGCTGCCACATGGCAAAACAAAACGACCACGGCTTAATCTTTGAGGGCGACGTCAAGGTACGCAACCTCAATCAAAAAGGCTCAGGCTTTATCGACATCGGCAACACAACCGCCCTGACCACGCAGACCAGCGTGGAAACTAAAGAGCGCGTGTCCAAGCAAAAAGGCACTTATGGCAGCGCACTGGACAGCCTGAAAACCGTCAAGCCTACCGAAATCGGTCTGAAGCTCGATACTTTCGATAAAGACAATTTGGCATTGGCTTTGATGGGCGAAGCCGCCGTCATCGCGGCTACGACGCAGACCGTTACCGGCGAGACCGTGACCATCGGCAAAAAAGGCATGGCGTACAAACTGGCAAACGGCAATATCGATCCGGCTACCGTCAAAGTCAAAAACAAGTCAAACGCCAATGTTGATGCCAAGCATTTGGATATTAATGCCACCTTGGGCATGATTACCATCCTGCCGGCTGCAGATACCGTCAACGACGGCGAAGACATCACCGTCGAATACAAAACCCGTGATTCCGGCGGCTACAAAGTCTCTGCCGCTACCTTGTCTAAATTGGACTTGGAAATCTACGTCGACGGCCGCAACCGCGTTACCGGCGAGACCGGCATCCTGCATATCCCCCATGCCGTACTGGCGGCGGACGGCAGTATCGACTGGTTCGGCGACGACTTCAACGAAGCCGAATTTAAAGGCACGGCAGTGTTGGCTTCGGGCGAGACTTCGACCTATTCCTTCACGTCGTACAACAACTAAAGATTCGGTAATAAACAAAGGCCGTCTGAAACTGGCTTCTGCGTGTAGGCGCAGCGGCGGCAGGTTTCAGACGGCCTTTTTTAAACGGGTTTTAAAACAGGATTAAATCATGGCGAATATTCAGGCAGGTTTAGAGATTAAGGCGGGCGTGTCCGGCGTTGAAAACATCGACGCGCTGGCGCAGTCCATCGAGGCGGCGGGCATCGATACGGGCAAGCTGACCACCGAAGCGAAAGAGCTGGGCGCAACGCTGGCGAAGGCTCAAGCGCAACAGGCGGCAATTGCAGAATATAAGGCGTTGTCGGCGGAGTTGGACAATACCGCTAAAGAAATGCGTGCACTGGACGATCTGACCGCGACGTTGGAGAAATCCATGCGCGGCGGCGGTACGCAGCAACAGCAGGCCGATTTGGCGAAACTTCGCGCCGAATCCGAGCGTCTGGCGAAAAGCGAAACCGAGCTGACGGGCAAGCTGTATGCCGCCCGCGACGCGATGTCGGTGTCGGGCGTGTCCGTCAAAAATCTTGCCGCCGAAGAGGCGCGCCTGTCGTCCGAATCCGCCGTCGCAACGGCGCAGCTCGACCGCCTGACCGCCGAAGCACAAACCCTAAAGGCGATCGCCGATGCCAAAATCCAGCTCGGCATCGATACCGACGACAAGGCACGGCAGGAAATCCAAAAGACCAAAGACGCCTACGAATTGCTTAAAAACAGCGGCACACTCTCGCATGAAGAATTAGCCCGGGCGGCGCAGTTGCAGGAAGGCAAGGTGCGCGAACTTGAAGCCAGCCTGAAAGGCGTGAAGCCGTCTATTGCCGAGGTTGCTTCGGAGATTCAGGGCTTGGTCGGTGGTGCGGGCGGCTTGGCGTTTGCCACCCGCGAGACGATGAAGTTTGAAACCGCTATGGCGGGTGTGAAAAAAGTCGCTGACGGTACGGACGAGCAGTACGCTCAACTTTCAGACGAGCTGAAGAAAATGGGCGCGGAATTAGGCATTTCCGCCGCTGAAATGGCGGATCTTGCCGCTGCTGGCGGACAGCTCGGCATCCCAATTGAGAAGTTGTCGGAATTTACCGCTATTGCGTCCAAGATGTCGGTTGCCTTTGGGATGAGCGCAGAAGAGGCAGGCAATGCCGCCGCGACGATTGCCAACGTGTTCCAGCTCCCAATCGGCGAAGTGGAAAAGCTCGGCGATGCCATCAACGTTTTGGGCAACAATACCGCCGCACGAGAAAAAGACATTGTCGCCGCAATGGCGCGTATCGGCGGTACGGCGAAACAGTTCGGCTTGGTTGCCGACGAAGCCGCCGCGCTTGCCGACGCATTTATCGCATTGGGCAAACCGCCCGAAGTGGCTGCGACCGCCATCAATGCCATGCTGCAAAAACTGCAAACCGCTCAAAGCCAGGGCAAAGACTTTCAGGCGGCCTTGGAAGGTATCGGTACGTCTGCTGATGAGATGGCGGCCAATATCGCCGCCAATCCGCAGCAGGCTTTGACGGACTTCTTGCACAAACTCGAAGGCTTGGATAAACAAAGCCGCGCCCTGACGCTCTCGCAACTCTTCGGTACGGAATATAGCGACGACATCGCGCTTTTGGTCGGCTCGTTGGGCGAATATGAAAAGGCTTTGGGCTTGGTCGCCGACAAGGGACAAGTCGTTGGCGCGATGCAAAAAGAGGTGGCAAACGCCATGTCTACCAGCGAGGCGCAGATTGCCAAAGCCAAGCAGGAAATCATCAATGTTGCCATCGAGGTCGGCGAAAAGTTGCTGCCTTTAGTGTCTCTATTGGCGAGTACGGCCGGCAGTGTGGCAAGTGCAATCGGAGCGATTACCGAAGAGTTCCCGGCCTTGACGCAACTTGCCGCACTGTTCGCAGCAGGCGCAGTTGCCGTCAAGGCTTATGAGGCGGCTGTTCGCCTGACTGGTGGTGCGGTATCGGCATCATTTGCGACCCAGCGTGTCGGAATTGAAGCAACCAAAGCATCCATCCTGTCTACCACTGTCGCTGCACGAGAGCTGGGCATTGCGCTCAAATCCGCTGCTGCCGGTAACGGTTTCGGTAATGGCGCGGCGGCTGCGGGAGCATTGGCTCAAAATCTCAAGACGGCGGCGTCCAATGCCGGATTATTGTTTGCTGCTTTTGAGGTTGGCCGTGGTGTGGGCGGCTGGCTACGCGAAAATACGGATTTAGCAAAAATTTTCGGCGATAACCTCGCCCGTATTCCTGCCATTTTGGATAGTCTGTTTACCACCGGCGGTCTCGACAAGTATCACGAGTTTTTCAAAACAGAAGCCCAAATTAAGCGCGAGTTGGAGATAGCGGATAAAAAAGCTCAGGAAGCTGCCGAAAAAGCCGCTGTCGCCAAGAAAAAAGCTGCTGAAGAAGAGGCAGCCGCCGTCAAGGCCCTACAAGCCGAATATCGTGCGTCTGCAACAGAGTTGTCAGCGTTGGAACACAGTATGGCCGCCTTGCGTGCCGACGGTCACGAAACCAGCGACTTTTACAGAGAACTTGCAATCAAGCTGGAAAACGTGCGTACCAAAACCGCCGAACTGAAAGCCGAACTTGATAAGAAAAACGTCAAAATCAGCGCAGATACAGGCGAGCTTGCCGCAGCACAAAAAGCCCTTGAGGCTTTGGGTTTGACGGCGGAAGAGGTAACCACCGGCATGAGCAAAAAGGCGGCGGAAGGTATTGCCAATTTTTCGCGTGTTGCCTCTCAGTTTGGTAATGATGCCGAGCAGATGGGCCGGGTGTTTCAGGCCGCGCTCAAGCAGATGGACAGTAAAGAATCAACCGATGCTCTTTTGGCCGAATTGGAAAAGGTAGGCAAACAATCCGGGCTGACGGCCGAGGAAATTAAGAAAATCGGAGATACGGCAAGGGAGTCGACGGACAAGGTTGCCGACGCCTTCGCCAAAATCGGCGTGGACAGCAAGGCCGTGATGACGGGTATCAGCAGCGACGCGCGGCAGGCATTCGCTGATTTTCAGACAGCCTCGACAGAAGCGGCGGCCGCCGGTCAAAAAGATGCCAAGCTGATACAGGCAGCCTTTGAGGCCATGATGGGCAAACTTAAAAGCAAGGAGGAATTTGCCGAGTTTCAACACCAGCTCAAAGCCAGCGGAGACGCGGCACTGTTGACGCAGGAGCAGCTTGCCCGGTTGGGCGATGCGGCGTCGGGCGGTGCGGAAAAAGCCAAAACCGCCTATCAAGGGTTAAATGATACTGCCGCTAAAACAGGCGAAGCCGCGAAAGCTGCGCATGACAAAGGCTCGCAAGCGGCGGAAAACCATGCCCAATCGGTCAGAAAAGTGGCGACAGCCAACAAAGAGGCGGCAGCAGAGGCGGATAATGTAGCCAAAGCGGCGGCAAATGCATCTAAATCATTTAGTGATTACGGCTACCGTCTGACGCAAACGGCTGGATTTTATAAGCTCAATAATGAGCAGCTGGATTTAATGAACCGACAGTTCTCCGGGATTAAGTTGGGCATGGAGGCCACATTCCGCGCTGCTCAGATGAAAGAGTACACGCAACAGATTTACAACGCGAATACCGCGATGCAAAGGCTGACCAATGCTTCTGCTCAAGGCGCAGTGACACAGGATATCTTGAACGATGCGGCCAGCGCAGCTTCTCGCGCTGCCGACAAATTGGGTAACACTGAGCTGACCAAATTCCGCAATGCGATATCCGATGCCCAACGCCGGCTGAATGCCCTGCGTCAAGAAGCACATGATGCAACCCGCGCGCTTGAGGCCGAGCTTGCCGAGCTTAATGGCAATACGGAGGCGGTTTATTCTTTGCAGCAAGACAGAAAAATCCGCGAGTTGAAGCAAAAACTCGATAACGCCAACCGCCTCAAACAAACCGACGTTGCGCGCGAATATCAGCGTCAAATCGAGTTGACGCAGCAAATCTACGACCGCCAACGCAACAAACGTGCTGAATCTGCCGCACAAGAGCGAGTCCGCAACCAAGGTTCGCAGGGCAGCAGCAATGCCGCCCAGCGGTTGCAACAAATCGGCAATACGCAGGTTAATATCGACCCGGAAAAGCTTAACCAAATTTTGGCGCAGAGAGACCAGGCAGTTGCCGAGAAAGCTGTTAACGGTTTTATGAATAGTTTACAAGCTTCATTAAAGCGCACGACATAATTCAGACGGCCTGCAACCATCTGACTGCAACCATGCCAAGCCCCGATTTTCGGGGCTTTTGTTTTAATAGGGTTTTGAGAAAAATACGCAAAGGCCGTCTGAAATGGCAAATCAAGAATGGACGCTGAAACGGAAAGACAATGGCGTGGCCGTACATCTGCCGCAGGATATGCGCTGGGACGATGAATTTGAATGGAACAAGGTGGCGCAGGCCGCTCCGCAGCGCACCTTGTCGGGCGGATTGGTCATCCAACAAGGCATTAAGGCAAACGGTCGTCCGATTACGCTATCGGGCGATTGGGTGTGGCTTGATTTGAGTATCTTACGTACGTTGCGTGACTGGACGGACGTCCCCGAATTGGAGATGACGCTGACGCACTACGACGGCCGCGAATTTAATGTTATTTGGCGCACCCATAACGCAGCTTTGAATAATGTCGAGCCGGTGCATTACTCAACACCGGAAACGGATAGCGAACGATACACTGCCCAGCTCTGCCTGATGACATTTTAAGGTCGTCTGAAAACAGATTTAAACAGGATTTAAAAAGGTTTCAAACATGGAAAAAACAACGCGTCTGACGCAGCAGGATTTGCAGATTTACCCCAGCCAGCGCATGACCGATACGCCTGACGGCGGTGGTTTGATGGTCGGTCAGCCGCTGACCGGCGAGGATAACGAGATTTTCCCGCCTGTTTCCGACGTTGACCGCACGATGGGCAGCCTGGACGCGCGCTTGCTTTACCCTGCCGTCCTGCGCAACGACTCCGAGCCGCTTTACGGCGGGCATTTCGTCATTACCGAGCCGCCGACCTCTGAAAACGTGTCTTTCTTGGCGTTTAAGGCGCGCAACTACGGCGAGAGCCGCGCGGATATTATGCCGCGCATTGAGGCATATTCTGTGCCGACAGTGGAAAGTCGCATGACGTTATTGGGTCGCCATTTGGCAGGCGTGCGCCTCGTGCAGGCGTATCAGCGCGTAGAAGCTCCTTTGCCGAAGGTCGGCGAGCGTTATTGCCTGCAATATGAGGAAAAAACCAAAGATGTGACGCGCCGTATCACGGAGTATTTCCGCATTATCAACATCGAAGATGAAGTGCGAGTTTTTGAGATCCCAAAATCAAACGGCGAGGTCGAGGAAGTGCCGCGCCGTGTAGTCAAAATGGAAATCAGCAATCCTTTGACCCGGGATTTTGACGGTGTCGATTATCCGGTCAAAGGTTATGCCGCGCCTAAAGTTAAGATTTTGGAAACCCAAGTTGCAGATTCTGCGGCTTATTATGGTGTCAAACCTGTGTCAGACGGCCTTTCGGCAGGAGATGCCACGCTGACGGTGTCTAGCATTTACGAAAAGCTTGTACCGACCTCGACAGTCGAGACACCTTATGCGGATGAATACCCGGTTCCCGGCGAAGCATGGGTCGCTGCCGCGCCGGAAAAACAGCTTTTTGCGGGGCATGTCAGCAATGGGACGTTGACTTTGCCTTGTTCTATTTTGCCAGGCAGTCTTAAAGTTGGGAACTACACAGACAATGGCTTAGGTCAACTTAAAAGCGGCGACAATGTTGTCAATGCTGATTACGCCAATGGGCGTTTGAGTGGTTTGCCGTCAGGTTATTACACGGTAACTGCGGTTCCGGGTGCTAAATCATCATCCGCCCGATATGCTCTTGCCGTAGAAATTAAAGAAACCAATCACGGTACATCATTTGCCCCTCTGCTTAGACCTAATCCTGCTTTGGGTAGTTTAAAAGTGTCTTTTATGGCTTTGGGCGTTTGGTATGTTTTGACCGATACAGGCGACGGCGTATTACGGGATGAGGCCGGTAAAAGTGTAGGTACGGTGTCGTCTGCTACAGGCAGTGTATTGCTTAATCTACCGTCTCTTCCGGATGTTGGCAGCCGCTTAGTGTTCCAATGGGGAGACTCCTCTGGTTTTACGTCTTTTGATGGCGGAAAAACGGGCGGAAATAATCTGCCCAAGGCGGCAAACGGGAAGTGCACTTATTCGCTGGGGCATTCAATTAAGCCGGGAACGCTGGTACTTACTTGGCAAAATAACGGTAAGAAAAGAGCGCAAGACGATGGTGCAGGAAAATTAACGGGCGATGCAACTGGCAACGTGGATTATTTGAACGGTACGATTAAATTGCCGGCTTATATTGACTCCACTTCAGTTGATTATGTTTGCGATGAGCCTGATCGCATTCAGGTTGGTCTTGCTGATGGGCGTGGGTTGACCGCGGAGGAAAAAGGAGAGGTGTGGAATATCACATTAGGTACGGCAGTACCGGATTGGCGCACTGTTTCTTTAACGGCTTTGGGAAGCTTTGAAGAATATACAAGTACAACTGTTTCAAACAGGTATTCTTGGGAAGCGGCAGCATTGAGATAGGATAAATAATGGGAATAAAAACTGGTTCAGGCGGTTTTAAAATTGTATTGTCCGCCAACCCTGCGAAAAATGGCGAGTTCACAATCGGCGGTCGAATAGCCGAGGGTGTGAGTGGTGTAGGGTCGACAATGATCGTGCCTAAAGCGGTGTTACAGGTTATCGGTCATGAAAGATCGATGGTTGAACAAAATATTTTAGATACAAGTCATAAGTACCTAAAAATGCTTGAGACCAAAGAAATAAACCGTTATGGGAAAATAGTCAGTTGGTATGCGGATTATCTCAATAGTGATCCAGCCTCAATAAAAAAACGTCGTGGCAGCTTGAACGGCGGCTTGTTATTTAATGTTTTGGACGACTTTGATCAAGGAAGCATCTGTGTTTTTGATACCTGGTCGTTTCATGACGGCGAGACAGAGATCGTTGAACGAGGCGGTACGCTTTATAAGAATTGGAATGCAGTACAAGGTTCGGGCGATGCAGTCGGTACGTTGACTACTGACGGTAAAGTCATTATCAATGACCGTAATATTGCCTTCCTGAATCTTAAAATTACAGGCGGTATCGTACGCCAGCCACAGATCAAGGGTTATGGTTATGCAGGCCGCACGCCTGCCGCGCCGGTCAAGCCTGAAAGCTTTACCGTTTACGCGGGCAATGGCGAAATTGTCGGCAGAAGCAACGCCGCAGGCGAAATTACCGGCGGCATTACAGGCAAAATCGACTACGAGACAGGCTTCTACGAAATCAAGCGCGATGAGGGTTTTTACCCCGAAGATTTACGCTACAACGCCGTGACCCAAGACAACCTGCCTTTGGATTCGTCGATTATCGGCATTGATGCTGTGCGCCTGCCTGCCGACGGACGCGTCCCTGTGTTCCGCAAGGGCGATATGATCGTGATTTCCAACCGCCTCAAGCAGGATTTGGGCAGCGCGTTTACCGCCGCTCAAAAAATCACGCTCAACCGTCAAAATATCGACCGCCTCTGCTTGGTCGACAGCAAGGGCAAGCACGTCCTCGCCGAGAAATACACGGCAGACCTCAAAGCGGGCAGTATTACTTTTGCCGAGCCGTTGGACTTGTCGCAATATACCCTGCCGCTGACTGCCGTTTGCGCGTGGGAAGAGGAAAACCGTGTGACCGGCGTCGATATTTCAGGCCGTCTGAAACTCCAGTTTGCGATTGGGCGTAATTATCCGAAGGAGAATACATTTGTGTCCTCCGCCCTGATCGGCGGCGATTTGCTGGTGCGCGCTACCGAGCCGTTTTCGCAACAGGCATGGGACAATGTGTGGAGTGACGCGCAACGCGGGGAGCCTATTTTGGCGCGTACCAATGTCAAAGACTACCCGATTAAGTTGGCCAGTAATGGCGCGATTACCGAGCGCTGGCTGATTAAATTCGTTACTGCAACCCAATTTGAGCTTTACGGCGAGCGGCTGGGCTTGGTCGCAAAAAGCGATACCTTGACCGATCTTGCGCCGACCAATCCTGCGACCGGGAAGCCGTATTTCACGCTCAAGGCGGCGGCATTCGGCGGCGGCTGGGCTACTCAAAACTGCATTCGTTTCAACACCTACGGCACGCCGTTGCCCGTTTGGATTTTGCGCAGTGTCCAGCCTTCGCCGGACAAGCAAAACGGCCGCGATGGTTTTACCGCATGTTTGCGCGGTAATACAGTGGCCGAATAAAAGATAAGGCCGTCTGAATAGTGCTTTCAGACGGCCTTTATACCGTTTGTTTCTTTTTTATGCCGTTTGTTTTAGAATACATTATTTAAAATAAATATGGAGAATGAGATGGAAAACTATTACAAACTTCTTGGGATTATGTCATCTGCAACGGAAGAAGAGATTAAACGGGCTTTGAGGCGTGCTGCAGAGCGACAGGAGCTTGAATTGGATGAGATAAGATGGTGTCGCGAGTATTTGCTGAATCCGGCGGCAAAAGTGGAATACGATAAAATCCTCCATGCCGAAAATCCCGATCTTGCCAAAGAAGAAAGCGAAAAAGCGAAAGAAAGAGAAAAGCTCAGACAGAAAAATAAAAAAAGCGGAGGGTCTGATTTCTTGAAATTGATTGGCACCGGGATTCTGGTTTCCATCCCGATGCTTTGGTTTACATTCAAAAACGGCGGCACGTCATCTAAGCCGAGCGTATATCAGGCGCAATCAGCTTGCGAAAGCGCGGTAACGGGTATTTTAAAATCGCCTTCTTCGGCTGATTTCGGAGGGTGGCAACGGCGTGAAAATGCCGATGGGACGTTTGAAATAAGCGGATATGTCGATTCGCAAAACAGTTTCGGGGCTATGTTGCGTGCGCAATTTAGCTGCTCCGTCGATGCAAGCGGCAGTCAGGCGACAATTACTTCTTTCCGCTGAAATCAATAAAACAAAATAGAAACAAGCAAGTGAGTGCAACTATGCCAAGCCCCGATTTTCGGGGCTTTTGTTTTAATGGGGTTTTAAATCATTGAAGTAAAAAGAAAGGCTGTCTGAAATGTTTGATACGCAACGTGTGCCGGTAAAGGTTTACCGCTGGGATGACGAGGGTGCGCCGCAGGTTGAATCGGCGGCAGGCAGCATTAAAACGATTTTAAAAGCCTGCCTGGTTACCGGTTACGGCGAAGGTAATAAACGCAAGGACGGGCTGGGCTGGGAAATGGCGTTTGAAAAGACTCAAGAAGCCTGTTTCCGCAGCACGCACCCGAAGGCGACAAAGTGGTGGCTGGGGGTGGATGACTCAAAATATGGAAGCCGTGCAAGATACGTTGATTTGTGCGGTCTTTTAGAGCCGACATCAGCAAAGGCGGGGAAAGTCAAACAAAAGGTTAACAACAGCAGTGGGTTTCACAATTTCATTTATAAAAAAGATAACGATAGTCGGGATAATATCCGATGGGTTGTGGTTGGGAATGAGCGTGCATTTACTTTAATTATTTTATGGCAGGGTTATTGCTCGTTTTTTATTTTTGGCAACTTCTCTA